GTGCTGCTCGTGCTGCTGCTTATGCTGCTGCCGAAGATGCTTATTCTGATGCTCGTGCTGCTCGTGCTGATGCTTATGCTGCTGCTGAAAATGCTTATGCTGCTCGTGATGCTGCTGAAGCTGCTCGTGCTGATGCTTATGCTGCTGAGGATGCTAAACTAAAATACCAAGAGGAGGAACAGAATGACTTGGAACTATCAACTAATGAAGCACACAGAACCTAACGATGAGGTCTGGTATGCGGTACATGAGGTCTACGAAGGCAATGGCTACACTGTAGAGCCTGTAAGGGTACAAGGTCAGGACAAAGCTGACATCAAGTGGATGCTAGAGACTGTGCTAGAAGACATTGAGAAACATGGAGTGAAAGACTATGAGTAGTAATGATTACGACGAAGGATACCGTGCAGGTATGCAGAAGATGCGAGACCTAGCATATAACCGCATAGAAGAACTTAAAGTAATCTTAGACAACCACAAATTATGGCTTTCTGGCAAAGAGGGTGGTGTTCGTGCCAATCTTAGTAATGCCGATCTTAGTAATGTCGATCTTAGTAATGCCTATCTTAAGTATGCCAATCTTGAGGGTGCCAATCTTAGTTGTACCTATCTTATAGGTGTCAATCTTAGTGGTGCCTATCTTAAGGGTGCCAATATTAGTGGTGCCAATCTTTATAGTGCTAATCTTAGTGGTGCCAATCTTGAGGGTGCCAATCTTGAGGGTGCCAATCTTAAGGGTGCCAATATTAAGGGTGCCACTATGACAACAGGTTCTAAAGGAAAAGAAACAGAATGAGTGACTACCGAGTAGACGCAGCAACTAAGGAAGAGTGGGCTGAGAGGGCATTTGCAGCAGAGGGTAGGCTATCCCTTCTGGAAGGTGAACACAGACTGATGTCACTTATATCTGAATGTCCAGATATTACGGTTGACGAAGTCTTAGCACTGATATTAGAACGACAAGAGTACTTCAACCAAGAACCCCAATGAGGATATTACTATGAGCGACAACCCACACATTGCCTGTCCCTTCACTGACTGCGGTTCGTCGGACGCCTTCAATTGGAATGACGAGGGGTATGGGCACTGCCACTCTTGTGGCGGAAGCTATCCTAGCAAGGATATGGGCCCTACATTTGACTGGGCTAAAAAGGAATACCCATTGAAGACATTGATAAACCCAAAGTCAGCAGAGATTACTGGCTTTACCTACAAGGGGATTCGTGGTCTCGATGAAGACGTTGCCAAGATGTATGGCATTCAGATTCAGATGTCTAACGGTGAACCTATCCGCTATGCCTACAAGTACCCACACACAGTCAAGTATCGTGACTACAACAACAAGTCTAACTCTTGGGTTAAAGATATCGGTGTTGGTATGAAGAGCTTCTTCGGACCCAACTTCAACTCTGGATCTTCCAAGCGCCTATACATTACCGAGGGTGAGTTTGATGCAGCATCCCTCTTTCAAATCCTGGGTCAAACATTCCCAGTAGTCTCACTACCTAGCGCATCTATTGGTGAGAAGTTCCTGAAGAACAATCACGAGTATCTCTCAAACTTTCAAGAGCTTGTGTATGCAGGTGAGCTTGATACAGCCGGTAGGGTAGCAGCTAACAAGCTGTACGAAGTCTTCCCAGAGAAGTTTTATTACGTACCTATGAATCTTCACAAAGACGCTAATGACTTTCTAACAAAGGGTGACAGCGAGACCCTAAAGTGGGCAGCCGTTAAGCCACAGAGATACTCACCAGAAAACTTTTTCTGCAGTGATGACGCAGTAGAGAACGCTATCACTAAGGAAAGTCCGTACGAGTATACACCCACAGGTCACGAGGAACTTGATAGCATGTGCCGTGGACTTGTGAAGGGTGGTATTACCTTTATCAAAGCGCCACGTGGTACAGGTAAGACAGAGATCATTCGATACTTTGAGACAGCCATGCTGCGAACAGAGACTTGCCGTGTAGCAATGCTTCACATGGAGGAGATGAAGTCCACAACCTACAGGGCCATGGCTACATACCAGCTTGGTGTCAATGTACGTACAAAGGATGATGCAACTTGGAACGGTGTCTCAGAAGCGGATGTTATCAAGGCTGCTAAGGAAGCCACACAAGGTGAACGTACTATCATCTTCGAGATGATGGCACACGATGATCCTATGAAGCTCCTAGACTATGTGCGTCTTGCAGCCACTGTCTATGGTGCAGAGTATATCTTCATCGACCACGTTCAACGCCTTGCCTACCTTTCAGACGCTGGTGTAGATGGCGCAACATCAACGCTTACAACTCTTGGCTCTCGTATGGCTCAGCTGGCTAAGCAACTAAACATTGGTGTTATCTTCATCTCCCAAGTAAATGATGATGGTCGGACGAAGTATGCAGCCTCTCTTGAAGAAGAAGCTATTATCTGCATCAAGCTAGTGCGTGATGTAGAAAGTGAGGATCAGCTGCTGCGTAATACAACAGGTCTGTTTGTTGATAAGAACAGACCTTTCAGTAAGCTTGGTAAGGCTGGTGGTGTCTACTACGAACCAGAAACAACTCTCTTAGAAGAGACAGTTTGGCCAGAAGGACTTGCACCATGAGTTAGATAGGTGGTACAATACACCACAACAAAAAGGAGATAGTATGAAAGTATTTGATATCGAGTCTGATGGACTACTTGATACAATCACAAAGATACACTGCGTCTCTTACAGCTCTGATGGTAAAAACTTCCATACCATCTATGACTACGACCAAATGCGTAAGTTCTTCACCGAAGAAAAGATACTTATAGGACATAACATTGTGCGCTATGACAACAGGGCAATCCATAAGATCCTGGGTATCAAGGTCAAGTCAAAGGTCTATGACACTCTTGCTATGTCGTGGGTCTTTGAGCCAAACAGATCACGCCATGGTCTGGAGTCATGGGGTGAGACCCTCGGGGTTAAGAAGCCAGAAATAGACAACTGGGAGAACCTTAGCCTAGAAGAGTATACACACCGCTGTGAGGAAGATGTTAAGATCAACTGGGGTGTTTGGCAAACCCTTATCCGCAAGGCAAAGCTTATCTATGACGACAAGACTGAACTAAATAGGTTCCTTCAGTACCTTACATTCAAGATGGAATCAGCTGCTAAAGCTGAGGATGCTGGATGGGAGGTTGACTTAGACCTTGTGAACAGGAGTATCGAGACACTGACACAACAAAAACTGGAAAAGGTTGAAGAGTTAAAACAGTACATGCCAATGCACAAGAAGTTTACCGTTAAAAAGTTCCCAAAGAACCCATACAATAAAGATGGTAAACTCTCTGTTCATGGTCAGAAGTGGAAAGACCTGCTCAAGGCACACAGTTTACCTAGTAACTATCGTGGGGAGATCAAAGACTTAAAAGGTTTTGAACCAGCAAACCCTGGGTCATCTGATCAAGTTAAGAACTGGCTGTTTAGTCTTGGTTGGAACCCTTGCACCTTTGACTATAAGAACAATGAGGATGGGACAGAACGTACAGTTCCACAAGTTAGAAAGGATGGAGAACTCACACCCTCAGTCAAGATCTTGATTGAGAAAAATCCTGGGGTAGCTACGCTTGACGGTCTTACAGTTCTTCAACACAGACTCTCAATCTTTACTGGCTTTAAGGAGTGTCAAGTTGATGGGCGTCTTCGTGCAGAGGTCGATGGTCTTACAAATACCTTACGCTTCAAGCACAAAAAACCACTGGTCAACTTGCCAGGTGTAGATAAACCTTGGGGCAAAGAGGTACGTGGAGCACTTACAGCACCTAATGGTTTCATTCTCTGTGGTGCAGACATGGTGTCTCTGGAGTCAACAACTAAGCGCCACTACCTGTATCCCTACGACCCCGACTACGTTGAAGAGATGTCAACTCCGGGCTTTGATGAGCACCTTGACCTTGCAGTTAAAGCTGGGTACCTGTCCCCTGAAGACTATCGGTTCTACACTACCTCAAATGAAGACACGGTAAATGACAAAGATCTTTACTACAAGATCCACAAAGTACGTAAAAAGTTTAAGCCTGTGAACTACTCAGCTATCTATGGTGTAGGTGTTAAGAAGCTGCATAGGTCTACGGGTATTGCAATGGGTGAAGCCGGTAATTTGCTGAAAGCATACTGGGATCGTAACTGGGGTATCAAGCAGTTTGGAGAAGACTCTTTTAAGACAGTCAAGATTGTTGGTGGCGAGATGTGGATTAAGAACCCTGTAAGTGGATTTTATCACTCTCTTCGTTATGAGAAAGATACCTTCTCAACAATCAATCAAAGCACTGGTGTATATTGTTTTGACAACTGGTTGGCAGCATACCTTATGGTTAGGCCAAACATTGTTGGACAATTTCACGACGAATCAATCAACTGTATCAAGGAGGGTGAAGAGGTTCAACATGAGGGCATCTTGAGGCAGGCTATCAAGAGGGTTAACGATAAGCTTAAACTAAACATTGATCTAGACATTGATGTAAAGTTTGGTTATCGCTACTCAGACATACATTAACTATTGACCAGCACTTTTAATACGTGCTAAAATTCTGAAATAGAAACAAAGGACACACACAATGGCAAGTGATATCAAAAACACCTACGTAGAACTCGAAGGCATCATTGAATGGGCCAAGCTCTTTGAGCATAATCGAGATCAAAAGGGTTATAATGATGCGTATGTAGATACAAATGGCCGAACTACGGTGAACTTCATCCTTGATGCTGACAACATGGCTAAGCTTAACAAGAGTGGCTCACTTAAACGTGGTAAGCCAGATCCCAAAGGCCGTGGCACATCTGTAAAGTTTGACCGAAAGTGGGAAACAGGACGTGACTGGGACAGTGGTTCACCAGACATCTACCGAGCTGATGGTAACCCTTGGGATCCAGAGGTGGATGGTGAGATCGGTAACGATTCAATTGGGCGAATCATGCTCGTAATCACCTATTTCCCAACTGTTAAGACCTACTCTACCCGTATCGAGAAGGTTAAGATTCTCAGCCACGTACCTTACGATGGCCCAACAGACCCATTCAAGGTAGATGAGAGTGGTAAGGTGCCACAACAACAACAACAAACCTCAACACCTACCCCTGCCCCAGTTATGCAGGAAGAAATGAACGACGAAATCCCATTCTAAGGAGCTATCATGGCCAAGACTATCGACACACTCATTAATGACATGAACAACGTGATACTTGGCCTTGGTGGTTGGGACAGTGCTATCACGGGGTATCTTGCTAAAAGCATCGCTGAAGTTGCAGAGAATCGCTTTTCAAAGCCGCAAGAACCCCGTGGTTACCTTAGCCTATCTGCCCTTGGGGACCCATGTGAGCGTAGTTTGTGGTATAAAGTAAACATGTCTGAGAAAGGGGAACCACTCTCACCAGAGACACTTGGAACATTCTTTTATGGAGACCTCCTAGAAGCCTTTATCATTGCTGTCGTTAAGGCATCTGGGCACAGTGTAGAGGGGGAACAGGACAGGTTAGATGTTCATGGGGTTAAGGGTCACAGAGATGTCATCATTGATGGTATGACTGTTGACGTTAAGTCTGCATCCTCTTTTGGTTTTGAGAAGTTTGCAAAGGGTACCCTAAGGGAGAACGATCCTTTTGGTTATATTAGCCAGCTATCCTCTTATGTGTATGCAGGTAAAGATGATCCAAAGGTTACGGATAAAAAACGTGGAGCCTTCCTTGCAGTAAAGAAGGATCGCTTCAAGTTAGCTCTTGATATGTATGACTTCTCAGAAGAGCTTGATGGTAAAGAGCAAGAGATCGAACGAAAGAAATCTCTTGTAGCAGGTAACATCCCAGAAGAGAGACTGGCACCAGTTCCACAATCAAAGACAAGCCCAAACATGAAGCTTGATACAAAATGTGGATACTGTCAGTTTAGAAAAGTTTGTTGGCCTGATGTAAGAACCTTTATCTATTCCTCTGGACCATTGTTCCTAGTTGATGTTCAGAAAGAACCAAACGTACCGGAGTTAATCGAATGAGTAACGCTAGATCTGCAAAGCAAAAGGGTAGATTGGGGCAACAAGAGATCAGAGATATGTTCTATGAGATCTTCCCCCAACTAGAACAGGGGGACATCAAGTCCGCAATTATGGGTGAGGGGGGTGCAGACATTCAACTTTCACCTGCAGCACATAAACTTATGCCAATCTCTGTAGAAGTTAAACGAAGAAAGTCTGGGATGAAAACTCAGTATGACTGGCTTAATCAAGCAAGGTCACACACCAATGATCCTCCAGTTGTTTTCTTTCGTGCAGATAGGTCAGATTGGGTTGTAGTAACACCTGTAGAACACTATCTAGAACTACTAAAGGTTTGGAAAAATGCTAACTAAAATTCTCCAAATGTTTAAGCTTAGACCAAAGGAAGAGGAGTACCCACTAAGTCAAAAGGTTTTAATTTGGGCAGTGCTAGATGGTCCAATATACGATGATGATCGTTGGGTACTGGTAGTTAAGGTTACAGCTAATGACGACCTGGTTATTACCGAAATCTTTTTTGATAATGTAAGAGAGGCTCACAGATTTGCCTTACACATAAGAGAGAGGGATTCACCAATAGAGATGATTTTACCCTCAGATACCTTAATAGAAGAGAGTGACAGAATATGTCTAAAACAGCAGTAATTCTTACATGTGCTCACGCAGATCCAAGCGTTAGTAACGAACGTTTCAGTTGGCTTGGGGAGTACCTCTATGACCTAAAACCTGATTATGTCATTGACCTTGGTGACGGTGCTGATATGCGTTCCTTAAATACATACGACACAGCGTCCCCCAAAGCTATCATCTCACAGTCCTATGAGAAAGACATTGATACATATAATGATTCTCAAGAACGTATGCGCTGGAAGTTTAAACAGAATAAAAAGAAACGACCATTCTGGATTGGCTTTGAGGGTAACCACGAGAACCGTATCAAAAAAGCTATCGCCAAGGACCCCAGGATTGAGGGTGAGCGTATCGGTGTATCCTTCAGTCACCTTCAAACATCACACTGGTTTGATGAGTACCACGAGTATAAAAACTCTGCACCTTCTATTGCTGACTATGATGGGGTTAGCTACGCCCACTACTTTAGCTCTGGCAATTTTGGAACAGCTACCTCTGGTACACACCACGCCTATTCACTCCTTCAAAACAGAAATAACTCTAGTACCTGTGGACACTCTCACAAACGTAGTTTATACTTTAAGGATGGTGCACACCCATCAGGTATCATTGGCCTAGTAGCTGGTTGCTTTAAAGGCCATGAAGAAAGTTGGGCAGGGCAAGCAAACTATGATTGGTGGAAGGGGATTGTTGTGAAACGACAACTTGAAAACGGGATGTACGAACCAGAGTTTGTGTCCCTTACAACATTGGAGCGTATGTATGGCTGAACCTAGAGAGCTCTCACAAGCACACCTCAATGCTTTTGTGAGTGGTGTCCAGAAGGGCTACCCAGTAACCTATGTTGAAGGGTCAGGTATCCTAGCTGTTGATGACCCAGCACTTGGGTATATTACACTGGCGCTTCTTGATAAAATTGTTGACACAAACAAATGAAGAGGTATAACTAATGCCCCGCTTCTTAAAAGAGTACACAATAAATATGGTTATTCAAGTAGAACCTGATGCACCATTCCTTGAGCTTGAGAACAACGAAAATGTAGATGTCATCATGCAAATGATCAAAGATTCTATTTATGATCTTGATGATATGTCAGTAAAAGAAATCGAAGTAGAGTACACTGGAGAGTGACTCGAATAGTGGAGAAGATAAATATGTTCTATACAGATGAGACACGGCTTAAGGAGTTCATCAAAGCCTTCTCCGGATCACTTGACCCCCGCTTGTGGGCTAACCTTATCAAGGAGGAGTTCGAAGAGCTAAAGGCAGAAGAGCCCGGCACGGAGGAACACCTAAAAGAGTATGCTGATCTTATGTACGTCTATAGTGGACTTGAAGTAGTTACAAACCTCAACTTTAGAGACCTTGTCCCAGAGAAGGAGATTAAAACCCTTGCTGTTATGTCCCGTGAGATTGAGGCATACATTGAAAACGCTTACTATAATCTCGAGACAGTTACCGAAGCTTTCAAAAGAGTTCACATCAGTAACATGAGTAAGTTGGGAGAAGATGGCAATCCAATCCTACGAGATGATGGAAAGGTTCTAAAAGGTCCAAACTATAAAACTCCAGACCTTAGCGACTTGGTGACATCATGAAGTGGCTCTGGAGATTTACTAACTACCTGACAACACGTGCAGAACATCGACGTGTTATCAAGGAACTTAATCGACTAACAGATGCAGAGTTGAAAGATATCGGGATTAACCGCTGTGATATTGATCGGCTGGTCTGGCTAGACGAAGATAAACAACAACGAGGTGCTAAACAATGAATAACTACCAAGAGTTCTCTACACGTGCCAATGTTGTTACACGGCGCACATACAACCGACCAAAGGAAGACGGTACCTTTGAGTCATGGACAGAAACAGTAGATCGTGTAATTGATCACCAGAAGTGGCTTTGGGAACGTGCCAAGGGCAATACCCTAGACATGCTAGAGATTGTTGAGCTTGATAAACTACGTACACTTATGATTGAACGTAAGGCCACAGTCTCAGGCCGTACCCTGTGGCTTGGTGGTACGAAGGTATCCAAGACACGAGAAGCCTCTCAGTTCAACTGTTCCTTTGGTCGTATTGAGACTGTACACGATATCGTAGATGCTATGTGGTTGCTGTTGCAGGGCTGTGGTGTTGGCTTTGAACCTGTTGTTGGCACACTCAATGGCTTTGCTAAGAAGGTTAAAGTACAAACTGTACGATCTAACAAAGCTCTTGGAGACCCAAAGGGTTGCCCTAACAATCAGTCATGGACATCTGTTGACGAAGACGGGAATAAGACATACCATCTCAAGATTGGCGACAGTGCAGAGGCATGGGCTAAGTCAGCGGGTAAGCTGTTTGCCATGAAGGATGCTGTAGACGTCTTGGTCTTGGACTTCTCTGAAGTGCGTGCAGCAGGTGAACGACTCAAGGGTTATGGCTGGATTAGCTCTGGCGACGAGACTGTATCATCTGCCTTTAATCGTATCTGTGACCTGATGAATGATCGTGCCGGTCAGTTGCTTACACGTATCGACATTCTTGATGTGCTTAACCACCTTGGTACTACACTGTCTTCTCGTCGTTCAGCTGAGATTGCTTTGATGCCAGTGTCTGACCCTGAAGTAGATAACTTTATCTCAGCTAAGAAAGACTTCTGGTTGCACGGTAATGAGCACCGTCAACAGTCTAACAACTCCATCGTCTTCCACAAGAAGCCAACCAAGTGGGAGCTTAGCTACATCTTCGACAAGATGGTTGAGGCTGGTGGATCTGAGCCTGGGTTCATTAATGCTGAGTCAGCAAAGAAACGTGCTCCACACTTCAAGGGAGTTAACCCGTGTGCTGAAATCCTCTTGGGTAACAAGTCCTTTTGTAACCTAGTCGAAGTTGACTGGGGTAAGTTCCTTACTGACTTCGGTGGACTACAAGAAGCTGTTGAGATCGTAGCTCGTGCTAACTACCGTCAGACATGTGTGAACCTAGACGATGGTGTGCTTCAACGTTCATGGCATGAGCTTAACGAGTTCCTCCGTCTCTGTGGTGTAGGTGCTACAGGTATCGTCAAGTTCTTGGATCATCACCAAGGTGTAAGCAACATCGAAGCTATGCTACAGGCTCTCAGAGCTTCAGCTAAGAAGGGTGCTAACTCCATGGCTGATGCGCTTGGCTTACCACGTGCTAAGCTGGTTACTACAGTCAAGCCTTCTGGTACCCTATCTAAGATCATGGATACTACTGAGGGTGTGCACAAGCCACTAGGTAAGTTTATCTTCAACAACGTTACGTTCTCTAAGCATGACGAGATTATTCCAACTCTTGTAGAAGCTGGTTACAAAGTTATCGACAAGCCCTTCGAGCTAGATAGTGTGCTAGTTACATTTCCGGTAGCATACGAAGATGTTAAGTTTGATATTGTAGATGGCAAGGAGGTTAACCTTGAGTCCGCTATCAGTCAGCTTGACCGTTACAAGTTGATGATGGATCACTATGTAGATCACAACTGTTCTGTAACAATCAGTTATGATACCTCTGAGGTACCTTTTATCATTGACTGGATCTTGAATAACTGGGATACTTACGTTGGGGTATCTTTCATCTACCGTAACGATCCAACAAAGACAGCAGAAGACTTGGGGTATGCCTACCTACCACAAGAGGTTGTATCTGAGGAGACTTACCGTGAATATGCCAGTACTTTGATGCCAGTAGACTTGACAAAACTTGCGTCTACAGACGATCTTTCTGACGAAGCTTGTGCCACAGGTGCTTGCCCCATCCGTTAACCCTAACCACCTGAGCATGTGTCTAAACTGCTTATATACCTAAAGGGGGTAAAATAGTGACGTTTATTATCATCACACAAGATAAGTGCTCATATTGCGACAAGGCTAAACAGCTTATGGTAGATAATGGGGAATATTCAGTCTCTTATAACCTTCGGAGTTCTAAGTGGCTCAGTGATCTTCTTGGCAAAACAGAGATAACAACTATACCACAGATTTGGGACTCAGAGGGTAAATATATTGGTGGCTACAACGAACTTTTAGAATACTTTACAGGGGTTAAAAAGTAATGGTACAACAGGCCAAGAAGCTAAAGACACGCAGAGTAGAAACCAAACATGACGAGAAGAAAAATCGCATTAGCTTGGTCCCACGTAATGACAATCAAAAACACTATATTAACTCCCTAGATGACTCTGACCAAGTTATTGTATTTGGTCCAGCCGGTACTGGTAAGACTTATGTTGTATCTACATATGCAGCTAATGCTTTCCACATGAAGGACATTAATAAGATTGTCATCACTAGGCCACACGTAGCTGTTGGTAGGGACATTGGCTTTCTCCCGGGAACCCTAGAAGAGAAATCTGCACCTTGGGCATTACCAGTCCTAGATGTTATTCAAAAGCACCTTGGTAAGGGTGTTGTTGAGACAGCCCTAAAAAGTGGAAATATCGAGGTTGCCCCACTTGCACTTATGAGGGGTAGGTCCTTTGAGAGGTGTTTTGTTATTTGTGACGAAGCACAGAACATTACGATTCAAGAGCTAAAGATGCTTGTTACACGCATTGGCTCAGGTTCTAAGCTAGTGCTGAATGGAGATGTGCAGCAGAGCGACCTTAAAGAAGCTGATGGACTATCAAAGATTGTACACCTAGCTAAGAAACATCAGCTTCCAATCCCCATTGTAGAGTTTGGTGTGAATGATATTGTACGATCTGATATTTGTCGTCAGTGGATCACAACATTTATGAAGGAAGGTTTGTAATGACCCAAGCTAAAGAACGACAAGTTGGCGGTGACCACTACCACATTCAAGCGATTCAACCCATAGACTACATCTTAGCTAATGAGCTAAACTTCTGTGAGGGGAATGTCATAAAATATGTTACACGCTGGAAGTTTAAAAATGGTATTGAGGATCTAAAGAAAGCCCGACAGTATTTAGACTTCCTAATTGAGGATGAAGAGTCTCGGTACGATTAACTACTATCAGGAGATTAAGATAAGTGTCAGATTATTACGAAGGACTTGATCCATTTGATGTCTGTATGAGTGCTATTGCACTTGGTCTTGTGTCAGATATATCTAATGAAGACCTTTGGGTTGCCTGTAACTTAGCAGAGAGTGCCACAGAGTTTGATGTTGCTATATCAGCATCTTGTGAATTAAAAGACTTGGTGCATAAGCACTACAGAAAAGGAAGATAAGATGTTTTTTGAAGCTATGGTGGTTTTTAACCTTGCAGTTTTGTTCTATTTATACTATGCTTTGGGTAATATCTCTGACTATCTAAATGACCTTGGGGATTCTCTTAATGAGCTCTGGAAAGAAGTAGATAAAAAGGACGACTAAGACAATGGCTGGAAGATCAACTAAGAGAGTGCAAAACTCCCAACAGGCCACGTTTAAAAAGCTTGAAGAAGAGGCAAAAAATTTCTCTAAAAACTTCTCCAAGGATTCTACTAAGGATAAATCTCCAGATACAGAAAAGCCCCTGACTGCCAGACAGCAACTTGCAGGTATGATCCTGTCAGGTTTGCTAGCTAGAAGCCAAGGGCTTATTAGTACTGGAGATCTCAGACGGGAAGCATATGAGTTGGCAGACCTAATGCTAGAGTACGATTAGAATACTTTCCCGTCTTTACTATAGGGGCTACCTTCGGGTGGCCCCTTTTTTGTTTGTCTACTTCCTGGATCTCATCTCCATAGAAGTCAGCTGATCACCAAGCTCTAGGATACGTTGCATTCTACCAAGACGCTCTTCTACTGTCTCAGCATCATCAATATACTCTTCAGCTGTTTGATCAATCCCACCCCACTGCATGACAGCATCTAGGCTTCTGAACTGTTTAGATTTTATTGCATAGTTATTTACAATAAAACCAGCTGCAGCTCTTGGAGAATTTCTGGCAAAGTCATTGAACGAGTTCTCTACACGATCTTCAACACCACTTTTAAACATCGTGATGAACTTCTCAAGTTCTTGCTTTCGTTCGTCCACAGGTAGCTCAGAATAGCTACGACCACCAAGGAAGTCTTTACTCTGAGACCACTCTTCAAAAGCTGGTGAGATCGACTTAGACATCATCTCACGTACAGCGATATCAATGTTTGGGTTTCTAACAGTCATAGAACCGATAACACGGAAAGACTGGATACCCAGTTGTGTCATCTCACGCTCAATAGCATTTCTCTTAGGTCTGGTATCAACACCCATGATTTGACTCATAAGTGGGTTAACCTTCATGACCGGTTCCTGACTAAAGCCATCATACAAAGGGACATCAGTTCTTTTATTAAAGCTTGATGCAAACTGCACCCACTCGAAGTCTGGAAGGAATCTGATAGCCCGCTGTACAGCCTGAGTTTGACCAAGCTCTGGTGGGCCCATTTCATCCTCATACATACGAAGGTTTCTTGTATAAGGACTGGGGGAAGATGCAGGGTTAAACTGGGCTTGTACATCTCTGACTGTTGCTGCTGGCATTGTAATGGTTGAAACAATATCACCCAACCACTTTGCAAGTGGCTCATTAACTTCACCGCTTTCAAGCGAGTCAATAATAGGCCCAATGGTTGAGTTGTTATAACCGTATGCGTTTAGGCCAGCAAGAATCTTCAGGGCTTCTGCACCAGTATCTTTAATACCTGAAAGTGGTGGCTCACCTTTTAGTTCTCTTGCAATCATATCCCCAATAAACAGGTGTGCCATATAGGGACCACCAGCACGGCTCCAGTCAAGTACATCCCCTGAGGTTGGATCAAGAGACTCTCTGTATGTCGTACTTGGATCAGCATAGTAGCGAGCACCAACGGCAGACAATAGCATCATAGTGCCCGTCAGACCCTTTGCAAGCTTCTCATCACTAGAGACCATAAGGTCTTTGCTAGCACGACCAGTTGCCTTCTCCCAGAGACCCTGTGCGAGTCCAGTTGGAAGGTGTCTGTGCATATACTCCATCTGGTTTGCTACATATCTTGGAAAGGGTACACCCAGTACACCAGAAACAAGAAAAGGAACCCTCTTGTTCATTCTAATCAGTGCGTTAGCACCCTTACCAAAAAGATCTTCAGCGCCCTCGTAACCATATTGGTAGGAGAAACTCAAAGCATCTCTCTTTGCTTTCTCAACCATTTCTTGTGGAAGTGCGTCTAGTCCAGCACTCCTCATCAAAAACTTATCAAGAGTCTTTGCAGATACCTCATCTCCAGAGTCTCTAATTTGCCTCTGCAAAGATGCGTAAAGGACAGCCTCTTTGAACTGTGTATCTACAACGTTGTTGATGGTGTTAAAGAATCTAGAGGTTCTGGCTAGAACAGAGTTAGAGCCAATTTCTGTTTCAAGTCTAGAGACATCGTAAAACATTTTAGCTAGTGGAGATTCTTGGTCAAGTTCAGATAGGATTCTCAGTACGTGAGCTTCCTCCTTACCCCAGGTCAAACCCTTTACTACATCGAGTGTACCACGAACAGGGTTTTTACCCTTCATACCGTCTAGAAAAAATTGGTCAGATGCGTCTGTAGCAAGTCTGCCTACAGAACTGCCAACGTTAGCTGCAGTTGTTGCAAGCTGTGTTGTCATCATACCAATACGGAAAGAGTCTACTTCCCGGAGACCAGCAACAACCTTACCCGAAGTCAGGTTTCTCGCAAGGTCACGCATAGCTTCATCTGCGGGAGAGGTAATACCACTCTTAGCAAAAGTATCTAAGTTATCTAGAAGACCACTAATATCCTTCTTTGCTTTTTCTGCAGCAATCTTAGCTTGTGACTTTGAAAGGCCCCTTTGGATCTGACTTGCAATATTGAGTGTTCTACCTGCTTCAGACATGTCCGAGAGGAACATCAAGGAGAACTCACCCTTAGTAAGACCGTATTGCTTTCTAATAGCCTGCAGACCTTCAGAGTCAATCTTACCCTCAGACAAGGCATCTGAGACTTTTTGTGAGATACGTGTATCATCAGCAAGATTAAATTTTAGTTTCTGGCTTAGGTCAAGTGTGGCTGCAGAAACTTTACGAAGAGAGTCAGAAGTAAACCTAGCTGTAATAGGTTCAGAACCAGTACCGTCAAAGACCTTTCTTGCTACATCTTTTCCGAGCTCAACCATCTCTTCATCAAGTGGCTTTTTAAACTCTGCAACCTTACCAGCTTCTCTTTTTTTAAGAAGCCCTACAAGGTTCGTCATGCGCTTCTGGAGGGCATCATACTCTTTACTCTTAGTTGTACCCTTAGCGGCGTTCTTAGCGTCTTCTAGGGCCTTCTTAGCAGCCTTAGCTGCCTGTACCTCAGAGTTCTTAAGTCTTGCACCCTGACCGGCTAGAATATCAATAGCAGCGTTCTGTTTTTTAATAGACTGTGTGCGAGCAAAAGCACCGAGACCACCACCGATAGCACCTGAGATAGCAGCTGCCGCTGCAACACGACCCATATTCTTTTCGTAATCCTGAATAGATTCCTCACGGATTTCTTCACGACCAAACTGAGAGACACCCTCAATAGTGCTTTCAATTGCAGCCCCCCTAATGCCACCTTTAAGAGCAGCTTTTTTAAGGCTCTCTTTTGCAGCAGTCACGGCTACCTTATCTCTTACAACACCTCTAACAGTTTGTTTGGTTAGGGTTTCCGTAAGAAGCTTTCTCACTGCTAGTTGACCACCCTTTTTAGCACCAGCAGCTGTAATCTTGCTTATAGGCCCTGCAAGACCGGCAGTGACAACAGTTGCAACAGTGGAAGGAGATGTAACAAAAGCCTGAAAGTAATCCGAGGCTCCATCTAGAATACCAGTTCCACCGCCCTCAGAGTTATCCCATGCAGTGATGAGACGCCCAAAGGATTCAAGGCTATCAGGATCTTCCTGCTTACTGCTTTTAACGTACCAGAGATCCTTAGCCACAGTTGTCTCGTTAGTTTCTTGCCAACGCATGTGGTCAATAAACTTATCTGCAAGACCCTCTGGACCCATGTCTTTGATGTCGTCCATCGAATACTTGTAACGAGATCCGGTAAAAAAGTTAACGAGGTCTCTCTGCATCTCTGGGTCATTAACTAAGCTGTTAAACTTTTGACCTTCTGCATCTTCAAAGTAGCTCATCTAAAACCCCTAGTAGAAGTGGAATCCATTACCCCTGGAGAGAATGTTCCTGGGAGTCTTTCTTCTTCATCTTCCTCAGGTACAGATCCTGGGATACCTACCATGTTTGGAATAGCATCCTGAATGTTCTCGGGTGTGACTGCTGCAATGTCTACATCACCACCTGTAAGTCCCAAACCATACTTATCACGAAGACCACTATCCCAAGCTTCAATCACCATACCTTCAGCTCTTGCTGTACCATAGCGAGATTGGTTTTCCTCCAGAATACGTTTAACATCATTCTGAACTCTTGCCAAAACAGGCCCATCAATATCAGGAGCCTCAACAAAGTACTGTCCATCAGATCCAATACGGAGCTCTGCCTTGTCTCCAAGCAAGTTAGAGGTAAGGGTTGCTGATGTCTTAGACAGACCTTCAGCAGAGTAAGTCTCTGGTTTACCCAAATCTGGCGTCATACCTGTGTAGGTTGTTCCACCACTTGTTGGTAGGTCAAAGTCCATAAACTCTTCATACGACAAATAACCATCAGCGAGAACTCCACTTAAGAAGTCATCTTGCGAACCAATATCTGCAGCAGTATACAGGGAACCCTTTTTAAGGAGTTCTGTACCCAAGGCTACTTGACTTGGATCATCAGAAGTAAGCATTGTGTTTACTTGCTCGCCAACACGTGCAGTAATTGCATTTGCCCAACCCTTATCAGCTTCAGTACCACCATACTGAGAAACAACCTCACCAAGTGAACCCATGTTCTCTAGGATTGTAGCTGTCTCCTCACCAAAAAGGTTCACACCCTTTTTATACAAAGCTGCACTAGCAGCAGCAGCACTTTTAGCACCAGCTCTACGTTCCATAAGAACTGGAAGTAACTTCTCCGTAATTCTATCTTTACGGTCTTGCTCCATCATTTCTCTTTGAAACTTACGAGCTTCTTTTTCTTCAATGTACGCAGCTGCGCCAGCCCATGACCAACCCATTATACAGCTCTCCTACTCATAAGACCATTTCCTGCAGGCTCTTGTGGCATAGCCTCGCCCTCTGGCATAGCTTCCTCAGGGGTATTACCACCCTCAAAGCTATTAACCTCCTGAGAGGCTTCTTCCGTGGTCATCTCACCTTCTTCAGGCACCTCAACATCTGGAATTTTAACACCGGCTTCACGGAGCATTTTCTTAGCCCTCTGTCGGACCATCTCCTGACGGGCTTCTGCACCCTTACCATCATCAAGACCTTCATCATACTCTGCACCAACAGCATCTGCAGTTCTTTTTATGAACTCGTGGATAGCTGGTCCAACAATAAGGCTCACATCAATAGAGTGAATACCGTTAGCTACAGCAGCCCTCAAAAGGCCAGTAACAAGTGTCTTAATAGTAATGCCCTCTACCTCTACAAGGTGAAGGACAGACTCCATTCTATCGGGGTCCATCAAACGGTTGATGTGCATGTCTAATGCCTCAACTGGGTCTGTAACCTGTGGTGGGTTTTCCCAAGGAGCATTCTTTGGTTTTTGTGTGAGGGACATCCCAGGGATAGGCCCAGTAAACTTCTTCATTGCCATCCTAGTAATCCTTATTCATAGTATCTTTTAATGCTTCCTATGGTAATGTCTCCACCACCTTCAGGTCTCCAAGGTGCGTTAGCCTTCCAAGCTTTTGTACCCTTCTTATAGACAACAAAATCATCTGGCTTAGACCTGTGTGCTGGTGCCGCCTGAAGCACTGCTAGTGACATGTCCTTGTCGTAGTCCCACATATCAAGGTAATCACCATATAGGTCTACCTGCTCTGAGGGGGACATGGCTGCAATCTGTCCTGTCGTTACACCAAGCCTTTTTGCTGACTCTGGGCTGATTTGAAAGAGACCAGCCATATTGTATTCATTAACTACAGTTGGGTCAAAAGCAGATTCACCCTCAATAATCCTATACAACTCTCTTTCCTTCAAACCAGGAAAACGCTCCTGAAGTTTGGCGACAGCATCTTCAAACTCTAGATCACCCTCCAAAGCACCTCCACCAAGACCTTTAAGTGGTGTGATAGGCCTTACAAGGCCCTGATCTTCAACAACACTTTCTAGTGGTCGTTCCATCAAGTCCTCTACTGGAGGAGTCTCTTCTGCTTCAAACTTAGCTAAAGTAGTGTAATCACCAATATCTGAGTACATATCTTCTATAGACAATACACCAAAAAGACTTGGGTCAATACCACCAATGTCAACGTTACTTCTTTTTCTTGCGGCCAAGCCTGAAGCCTTTGAGGCAGTTGCCTCAGCTCTAATTTCATCAGCCAAACCTCTGGCTTTTACGTAACTCGATGAGTAATCCATTTTAACTTACCTTAATCCCATAGATCTAAAAGTTGATCTGCAGCCCATAGAGCCACCTTTGTCTTTCCAGAATCCTCAGCTGCCTTCAGCTGTGCATTCGAAACACTCAAGTCCATCTCACCTAACAACAGGTTTACGTTTCTATCCGATTGATTTTCAGAAGCAGAGAATGCAAAAGCCATAATATCTCTTTCACGTTGCCACAAGTCATCAAGAGCTTTTGCGGTCATAGCATTAGCTGTAGCTGCAGTCTCTCGGTTAGCTGCGTTCTGAGCTTCTGTATCAGTAAGTGAGATTGTTTGACGCCACTTAGCATTAGCCTGAGAGATAATAAGTGCATTGGATGAGTTAAACTGATCTCTCGCAGATTCAAGTTGTGTGTTGAACCTTGCGTTTGCATTCTCCTCACCTGCGTTAGCCTGAGCAATAGCGTTTGACTGATCAGCATTAAAACGTGAGATGTTTGCAGAAAGATCTTCAAAGAACTGATTTACTTGGTTCTCACTTGCGGCATTGAATTGTTCTGAAGCATTCTCAGCTGCTTGGTCAGACAACATAGAGTTGATGATAGACTGACTTGCAAAGAGGGCTGTCTGTTGCTCATTATCAAGGTTTGACAAGTCCATTTGAAGTAGGCTCTGAGCATTCTGAACTTGTGACTGCTGACGGTTGTTTAGGTTTGTCATGTCCAACTGTGACATCGCAGCTGCATCAGCAAGCAATTTAGCAGAGCTAGAGTTAAGGTTTGCTAGGTCTACTGACTGTGCAATCTTAGAGTTCTCAATTGCTCTTTGCTGGTCTGCAGTAAAGTTAAGGTTTGCAACCTCACCAATACGTGATGCGTTGAGTGTACCAGTTTGCTGTGCATTTGTCAACTCTTGACCACGCATAGCAGCTTCAATCTGTGAGTTAGCTAAAGCAGTCTGTTGACGGTTTGACAGGTTTGCCATGTCAACAGTGACCTTATTGGACATGTTAAACAACAGTGTCTGCTGTTCGTTATTCAGCTCAATCCCACGTTCCTGAACAGCATTGGCAACATTGAAGATTGCAGTTTGCTGTTGGTTATCAAGAACTTTACCCTCCATTGTTGTTCTTGCAACAAAGTCTTGTACAAAAGCTTGTTGCTTGTTGTTAAGGTTAATATTGTTTACTTCTGCAAATCTCTCGGAGTTCACAATGGCAACTTGCTGTTCATTACTAAGAACTTGACCCTGTAGAGATGCACGAAGCTGAGCATTAGCAAGAGATGTTTGTTGCCGATTGCTTGTGTTAGTCATATCCATTTGGAAGTTTTGAGTAGTCTTCAGAACAGTTGCTTGTTGTTCATTTGTCAAATTAATATCTTGAACTTCAGCAACACGAGAAACATTATAAAGCTCTGATTGCTGCTTGTTGGAGAGAACTTGTCCCTCCATAGTCGCACGAATGTTTGCGTCTTGAATAAATGCCTGCTGCCTACTTGTAAGATTAAGGTTATTTGACTCAGCATAACGTGCTGCATTTAATACGGCAGTCTGTTGGTCATTATCCAAAACTTTACCTTGTAGTGCCGCACGAAGCTGAGCATTAGCAAGAGATGTCTGACTCTCTGTAGATAGATTAGCTAAATCAACTTGTAGACCCTGAGCACTTTTCTGCAAAAGTACCTGCTGCTCATTACTCAAGTTTACATCGTTTACTGTTGCAATTCGAGAGGCATTAAAGAGTGCAGTTTGCTGAGAGATATCAAGAACTTTACCCTCCATTGCGGCACGGGCGGACGCATCTTGCAAGAAGGCTTGTTGTTTAGCGTTGGCTGTAAACTCTGCACTTTGGAACGCCTGAGTAGACTCAAGCATCGCCATCTGCTGATCGTTAGTCAGTTCTTGACCACGAAGAGATGCCTGTACTTGTAAGTTAGCCAAAGCTGTTTGCTGAGTTGAGTCTAGGTTAGCCAAGTCAACTTGAAGGTTTTGAGCACTTCTTGTGAGCAGGGACTGTTGGTCATTATTTAGGTTGATGTTGTTTATCTCTGCATAACGAGAGGCATTAGCAAGAGATGTCTGAGTGTAGATATCAAGAACTTTTCCCTGCAACGAAGCTTTAATCTGTGCGTTTGCAATAACAGCTGCCTGGTTGTTAGAGAGGTTTTGAGATTGTAGTGAAAAGGCATTTGCACTGTTTTGCAAGGAGCTTTGCTGCAAGTTATTAAGGTTTGTCAGATCAAAGTTTTGTTGTGCTGCAGCATTAGAAATTGCTACCTGCTGACGGTTACTAAGGTTAGTGAGTTCCATCTGCATAAACATTTGTGCATCAGCCTGTGCGATAGGCATAGCAGCCTCCATAGAGGCCTGTACGATAGCAGCTCCAGCCATAGAGGACGTACCTAGCCCACGTGCAGCCATAGCAGCGTTAGCGGCTCTCATAGCTCCTGCAGCCCATGCTGGTGTGCCGTTATTGAACTGTTCCATCAGTGTAGACATTTGACCTGCAATAGTGGCAGATGCAGGTACACCGCCCTGCTCAGCAATAGCCAGTGATGCTTGAGAGAGGGTCCCAGTTACAGCTTGAGATACAGCTGCAGAATCAAGGGCAGCCATAGTTGCTGCAGTTGCCTCAATAGCTTCAGCTACCTTGACAATGTTTTTAGCCTCAACCAGTTCCTCTGCCCCAACGGTACCTCTAACAGACTCTACAGTGCTCTGAAAGGAAGACTGCGCAGCTTCTGTAGTTGGAAACTCCCCAGCCTTTGCAGCGTTTTGAACTACGGTTTCATTCAGTATTGCAGACTCAGTTGGAGGAAGGTTGTAAGCTGTTTGAGCATCAATAATCTCACCAGACCCAACCTGACCCTTAGCTGAGGTCAAGTTTTCAGAATACTCAGTTTGAGCCAGTACAGCCTGCTCAGCTTCAAGACCAAGACCCTTAGTCTCTACAAGCTCATCAGCGGAAACACCAGACTGAGCAATTTGAGTTGTAATTCTATCGTACTTAGTTTGAGCTTTAGCAAGCTGATCAGCTGAAATCTTACCTTCTGCAAACTCAGATTTAGCATCGTAAAGTGATTGCTCTGCAAAAGCTTGTTCAGCTACAAGGTCACGACCAGCTACACCTGCAAGTTCTTCATCCGTAACAGCTCCTTGAGCGGCTTCGAGTTTACCGAGGGCGTATTCAGTTTGTGCATCTGCCTCTGGTGTTGCAGATGCAAACTTAGCAGCGATAACATTAGCAGGTTGACCAGTAATTTGAGCAACAGCTTTTGGTAGGGAGAGACCTTGGTTAACGAGTGTAGCAGCTTTAGCAAGTTGATCTGGTGTAACTTTAAGATCACCAGTATCCAGTACTTTTCTAATCTCTTTAATTTGTGGTGCAGTGAGACCAAGCTGTGCAAGCTCTTTTGTATTCATGGTCTGAGGAGTAACTAGCTGAGAGACTTCACCAGTAGCTGCTTTAGTGCCCTCTGCAACATCAGTAACACCTTCAGTTGCTTTTGCTGCATCATAGGTAGCAGCAGTCATAGCCTCTGGAACCTCTGCAGTAGCTACAGTATCAACTGTGGATGTATCAGCAGCCCTTACCTCATCAACCTTACCGGTAGCAGCGCCAATAAGTTCCTCTGGGGTAGCAGCACCAACCTTAGTGACTGTGGACTCTTCAACCATTGCGGTTGGGTCTTTAAAGATCTGCCCTACAGTTTCTCCACCTGTTGGTATATTTTCAATACCAAATTGTGTCTGAGCAACGTTTAAATTAGACTCAGCTTTTTGATAAGCTTTCTGTGCATTTGTAAGTGCAGTCTGAGCGGCAGCATCATTTGGCCTAGCTTCTGCAATACGAGCAGCATCTGCCATAGCTTTAGTAGCAGATGAAAACGCATCCTTAGATGGCTGAAGTAGAACACCACCATCAGCCATACCGGTTTTAGTTTCAGCAGCACGAGAGAACTTACCCATTTTGGCAGCAGCCCCTGGGTTAGAAGCAATAAAAGCTTCCATCATCTTTGGGTCAGCTGGGCCTTCATAGCCCATCTTTGAAAGAAGGGAGTGTTGTTGTGTAGGGGTAAAATTCATCTCGTGCTACTCCGTAGTGTTTCTTATTGTTTTGCGGCATTACCAGGAGAGATAACAGCGTCAATCGGTGCCGTATCTTTAGTGGTTTAGAACTCAGCGTTACGCATACCTTCAAGGTGCTTGGCGTTGCGCTGGATCATGACGTCCTCACCTGCATACTTATCAGGATTGGCGCACGCTGTCAAGACAGGTGCTGTAGTGCTTTGCAATACGTTACCGCTCTGTTCAATTTTGATTTAGCCCCAAGGCGTTCCAGATGCTGACACTGGGTTCTTGTCAGCTTCAATCTTGGCAGCAAGTGCAGCTTCTGTAGCATCCTTGTCTACTGAGGCGTGAACCCATGCCAACACTTCAGCTTCTGTGATCTGGTCGTAAGGCTTGAAGTCTTCAGCAGTGGCGTCAGGTGTGAACCCAGCAGTGCCGTAGCTGGAGGCTGTGAAGTCACCGTCTACTGCGGATACCCGCCAGTGAGCGACAGTAATGCCGCCAGTTGCTACTTCATGTTCGCATGTTGCGATTGTCCAAGTTGTCGTCATCATTCTTCTGTCTCCACAGATGCAATCAGCAT